ACGAAGACATTCCGTTTTTCTTTCAACCTGACGGCGTTCCTCACGGCGACTACGTCCTGAGCAAGGGGCGCGTGGACCGCTGGATCGAGGCGACGCAGGCGAACATCGTCGTGCTCGACACGGTCGGCTATTTCCACGACGGCGACGAAAACGACGCGATGGAAACGAAGCGCCACATCATGCGGCCGCTCTACGACCGGGCTACCCGGTACGGCTGCGCGTTCGTCGTCGTCCACCACAATCGCAAGGCGACAGGCGACCCGAACATCGACCAGATGCAGCGGGGCCGGGGCTCGTCGGCTCTTTCGTCGGACGCGGATTTCTGGTGGCGGCTGGAAGCGCCACCGATCGCGACCCGGTTCGTCATTTCGGGGGAGAGAGCGCAGCAGTATCGAACCCTCCACATCGACAAGAACAAATACGCCGAGGACGGGCAAGTTCTGGAGACGATCGTCAATTTCAGAAACGCGACATTCCGCCGGAAGGCGGGGACGGCGGGAGGGTGACATGGGGGTCCGTGGACCAGTACGAACGTGGACGCCGATCCGGCGTGCGCTCATCGAGTCGTCGTTGTGGCGCGAACCGCCGCACGTCTGCAAGCTGTGGGTAACGATGCTCATCGTGGCGAGTGAACCGGGGCGCGGAGGCGACGTGGACCTCCGGCTCGATGACCTCGCATGGAGAGCGAAAATGTCGGAAGACCTGACCCGTACGGCGCTCGTCATCCTCGCGTCCCCCGACCCGGAGAGCCGGACCCGGACACTGGAGGGGCGGCGGATCATCCCGATTGAGGAGGGGCGCGCGTGGGGGTGGCGGATCGTCAATTGGAACGCGCATCAGATTGACGGGAGGCAACTTGCGGGCGTCGATCTCGAAACTCCCCGAAACTCCCCGAAACTCCCCGGAACTCTCCCCGAAAGGAAAGGAAAGGATAGGATAGGAAAAGATAGGGAAAGGCGCGCCTTCGTCGCGCCGTCTCTCGATGAGTGGGTTGCTTACGCGAGAGGGATTCTCCGGGGGTGGCCAAGAGGCGACGTGGAGAACGCCTTCGATCATTACGTCGCGGTCGGCTGGAGGATCGGGAGCAAGCCCGTCGTCGATTGGCAGGCGTCGGCGCGTCAATGCTCGCGTCGCTGGCTACAGAACAACCCAAACTTCGATCCGACGGCGGCGGTGTACTAATGCGTCGTCGCGGCCGGACCGACTCAAACCATACGGCGATCGTCGCCGCCCTGCGCCGCGCAGGAGCGACGGTCCAGAGTCTCGCCGACGTAGGGGCCGGGTGTCCTGATCTCCTCGTCGGCTGGCGAGGCGGGACGTTCCTCGTCGAAGTGAAGGACGGCGCGAAGTCTCCGAGTCACCGGACGCTGACCGAGATGGAACAGCGCTGGCATGACGGCTGGAAAGGGATGCGCGTCGTCATCATGGAATCGGTGGACGACGTGGTCGCATTCATCGAAAGACCGTGGAAGCCATAAGGGAGATGTTATGCATGCAGCAGCAGAGAAGAGTGAACGACTCCAGAAAATGTTGCGGGTGCTGAAGGCGCATCCGAATGGCGTGACGACGTTCGAGATACAGGCGCTTACAAACTCGATGTCTCCAGCGACCGACATCTCCGAGCTTCGCGCCAACGGGCACTTCGTCAAATGTGTGAGGATGGGAAAGACGACCAGTGGGCGGCAGATCAATAGATACACGTATGAGGGGCGGGCATGAAGTCGCCCTCCCCGCGAGAAGCCGCCCGCCGCAGCGCGAACCTGATGAAACGCGGCCCGTGTCGGACGTGCCACTCGTCGGAGTGGCTCGTGAACGACTACGGCGACCAGACCTGCATTCCGTGCGCGAGAGAACGCGCCGCAGAGCACGCCGCGAGCGTGCGGAGGAGGATGCGTTGACTATTCCAGACGAAGTCTCGCGCGTTGCGATCCCACTGAAGCACGCGGTCATCTGCGTGACGTGTGAAGCGGTGACCGACGAGAGGCTATTCCGTGACACGAGCCAAGCAACATGCCGCGATCATGTTTGGTGCCGACTGTCGATTTGGGTTCCTCCGATGGAGGACGACGAGGTGAAGACGTGAGTTGCACCCAACCCGGCTCCACCCATCACCTTGCCTGCGACTGCCGCGAGGCCGAGTGGGCCGCGAAGCTCGCCGCCGCAGAGGCGCGTATCCGCTCCTTGGAGGCCGACGCCGCCATCCGCGAGGCCGAAGTCCAAGCCCACATGGAGGCGCGGTATGCGGCGGAGGCGGCGCTGCGCTCCATCGAGGACGCCATCCGCGTACCGGGCGACCCGGGCCGGTCCTCGTCACCGTGCGCGGGATTGTCGCGGGCCACTTCGCCCGTGGCGAAGCCGAGAAGGGAGCCCCCCCGTGCTGACCGTTGACGCCGTCATGGCGCTCCGCCCGTGCTACACGCGGGACCGAGTCACCACCCTGTTCGCCGGGCGCGAGTCCCTCTCTGCTACGGACATCTCCACGCTGCCGATACCGCCGCAGGATCGCCTCTGGGTCATCCTGCGGATGGCGCCGCGCGAGGTCTGGATGCCAGCGATCTACGCCTGCGCCGAACGGGCGATCCGTCACGCCTCGTGGGCGCTGCATCGGCATGGGCAGATTGGGGAGTCGGAGTGGCTGGAGTTCTTGCCGCCCATCGTGGACGCCGCGAGCGCAGGGGACGCCGCATGGGCCGCACGGGCCGCCGCACGGGACGCCGCACGGGCCGCCGCATGGGCCGCATGGGCCGCAGGGGCCGCACGGGACGCCGAATGGGCCGCCGCAGGGGCCGCAGGGGCCGCCGCAGAGGCCGCCGAATACGAGCTCACCATCGCGCACGTCGCGCGGCTCGTGGAGGAGGGAGAGAAACGATGAGCGAGATCCTGAGTCGCGCCGTCTTTGAAACGTGTCTCGCTGACCAGACGGAGGCGCCGTGGGAGGAGGAGGTGCGGATGATCCTCGCCCACGACGCCGCGCTTCGCCTCGCCCTCGACACCGCGACGAGCCGCGCCAACGAAATGGAGGATGCGTGTACTGCGCTGGTGCGAGAGCGGGACGAGGCGAGGTACGAAGCCGAGCAGCACCGAGGCGTTGGGATCGCGTGCGAGCAGCGGGCGGAGAGGGCAGAGCGCGAGCGGGACGAGGCGCGGGCCGAACTGGAGAAGAGCCGCCGCACGCTGCTCCTCTCGTACACCGACCTCCTCTTCTGCACCCAGAACCTCTCGGTCCCGGCCGACGTGAAGGGCGACACCCTGCACGACGTGGTCCTGTCGCTCCTGCAAGACAGGGCGGATGCGCGGGCCGAGCGCGACGCCCTCCTCTCCCGCCCCGCGCCCCCCGCCCCGCGCCCCCCGCCGACGACTGGCGCCACGTCGCGGCCTACTACCTGGGCGACTACACCGACACGCACACCGCCGCCGAGTGCAGGCAGGAGGCCATCCGGCGAGCGGCGGCGCCCACGGCTTCTCGCCCAATGACCCGCGACGAGGCGGACGGCGTCGAGGAGATCGAGAGCGCCATGTTTGCCGCGCCCCCCGCCGACGCGGCGACGGAGACGGTGGACTGCCCCGACTGCTCAGTGGCCGAGACGGCGACAGGCTGGACGCTGCGCCGCTGCAACCGGCACCGGATCGACGTGCGGTTCGTGTCGGTAGCGGAGGCCACTCCCGCCCCCGCGCCGACTGCGAAGGAGAGAGAGCCATGAGCGGCGCGCAGTTCATCATCTATGTGGCAGTCTGGTTCGTGCTCGGCGGGGTGGCCGGGTTCATCGTTGGCCGCGAGAGCGTCAGGCGCGAGCAGAAGCGCTCCAGCCGCCCAATCACGCCACGCCCGCCGGCAGGCACCTACACGTACAGGGTGACGTGGCTCGACAAGGACGGCAACGAAGTGCAGCACACGGAGACAGAGCCATGAAGCGCTTGAAACCGCTCCGTCCCATCGACGTGGTTTGCCCGTTTTGCTGGGCCGTAGCGGGCGAGCCCTGCTACGTCGGGCGCAGGTCGGACCACCGTAAGGAGTTCCACGTTGACCGCCGCAAGGCGGCGTCGCCGGAGGAGAAGCCGTGAAAACGAAACCCGTCTACGTCTACTGGTGCGCAACAACCATCCCCGGCGTCGGGCTGCTCTGCGAGGCGTCCCCGGCGAAGGAGAGCGCCACGCGAGCCCGTCGCCGCGACATCGCCCAAGACTGGCCCGTCGGCCCTATCGTCCGCGTGGACGTGCCGCTGCCGCCGACGGGCAGGAAGCGCCCCCCCTCCTGACCTCCCCCCATCCCCGGTCTCTCTCCTGCAAGCCGGTCCTGACCCGGCGATACCGTCTCAACAGCCCCCCCCGGCCCCTTTCGGCCCCGTTCCCCCCGCCAGCCGGGGGGATAGGAGCCGGGAGGGGCCTTTTTTGCGTTCTAAGGGGGATAGAAGGCGCTCCAGAATCGAGGAAGGGGGAAGGCCCCTCCCCCAGCAGACCGGCCCCAGACGCGTCAGGGGCGAAAAGCCGAGGGGGTGTAGACTTTCCCCCGATGGCAGGGAAGAGCGAGAGCAGCAGCGGCCCCCTAAAAAGGACTTCCGAGTCCGGTTTAAACCAGACCTCCTCGTCCGATTTCATCCTCGCGAATGTCGAGACGAGCGTCCTCGCCGGCATGGGCGCGCCGTACAACCCTCGCAAGATCAGCGCGCACGACCTTGACGCTCTCGGCAGGAGCATGAAGACGTTCGGCGTCGTTGAGCCGATCATCGTCAACGAGCGCACCGGACGCGTCGTCGGCGGTCATCAGCGCGTGAAGGCTGCGAAGCGCGAGGGGATTAAGTCGCTCCCGGTGCACTACGTCGATCTCGACGAGGTGCAGGAGCGACAACTCAACGTCGCGTTGAACAGGATCAGCGGCGAGTGGGCCGAGGATCTTCTCGCCAAGCTCATCTCGGAAATCAGCGCAGAGGGCGGCGACCTCACGCTGACCGGGTTCGACGACGACGAGATCGCCAGATACATCGGCACGATGAACGAACAGGCGGCACAGGACACGAGCGCGCAACTCGGGGGGCTCGTCTACCGGGTCATCGTGGACGCAACAGGTGAGTCGCACCAGCGCGAATTGCTCGCGCGCTTCGAGGTGGAGGGGCTGATATGTCGCGCGTTGATATCGTAGTCGAGACGCCAGCGGCGGCCTCTGGGAGAGCGCGTCAATTGGAGGCGATCTTCGACGTGCCGCGTGCCGACGTGTCGCGCGTCGAATGGCACGGCGACGTTGACTTCGACGAGAAGCCTTGGCATATCGGGCTCATCGTCGGACCTTCCGGCGCAGGCAAAAGCACGCTGCTTCGGAATGTCTTCGGAGATGTGAAGCAGCTGGCGTGGAGCGATACCGGCGTTATCGACGACTTCGCGGACATCCTGACCCTCGACGAGATCGCTGATGCGTGCGCGGGGGTTGGCTTCAATACGATCCCGGCATGGCTTCGCCCCTATGCGGTGCTCTCGACAGGCGAGAGGTTCAGAGTCGAAGTGGCGCGTCGGATCTTGGAGACTGAAGGGATCGTCCTTATCGACGAGTTCACCAGTGTGGTTGACCGTCAGGTGGCGAAGATCACTTGTCACGCCGTACAGAAGCGCATCCGAAAGAACGGGCGAAAGCTCGTCGTCGCGAGCTGCCATTACGACATCATCGAATGGCTACAGCCCGACTGGATTTTCGAACCGGCCACTATGACGATGACTTGGAGGTCACTTCAACCCCGCCCACGAATCGCAGCGACGATCGCACGCGTCGAATGGTCAACGTGGAACCTTTTCGCTCGATATCACTATATGAGCGCAGAACTGCATCGCGCGGCGCAGTGCTTCGCGATGATGGTCGATGGTCGTCCGATCACATTCGCCGCGATGCTCTTCCGCCCGCATCCGAAGGTACGGGATATCTGGGGGCTCTCGCGACTTGTTACGTTGCCCGATTGGCAAGGGCTTGGCGCAGCAATGATCCTCAGCGACGCTCTCGGCTCGGCATACGCGGCGGGAGGGAAACGATTCCACACCTATCCGGCGCACCCAAGTCTGATCCGTGCTTACGACAAGAGCCCGCACTACGCGATGCGCGCAAAGCCCGCAAGCTCGATCGGGGCGCCCAATAACAAGTCTCGACGCGATCCGAACCGGACGGTAGTTGTCGGGAGATTTGGGGCTCGCCCGTGCGCAGTGTTCGAATACGTCGGCCCGAAGATGAACGCAGCCGACGCGAGGGCGTTGCTCCAATGACATCGCGGAAGAAGTCCCGCATCACGCCCGAGATGATCGAACGCATCACCGGAGCGTTCCAGATGGGTGCCGACTGGTCTCTCGCTGCGGGGATCGCCGGGCTGCGTCGCACCGCGCTCCACGACTTCGCAGACAAGCATCCTGCCGCCGCATCGCAGTGGGCCGAAGCGCGAGACCGCGCAGACGAGATCATCGTCAAGCGCCTCTACGACAAGGCGAAGGACGGCGACACGGTTTCGATGATCTTCTGGCTGAAGAACCGCAAGCCGCTCGAATGGCGCGACCGTCGCGAGATCGTGGGCGACCCGAAGGCCCCGATCGCGCTCCTCTGGCTCGACGAACCTGAGACGAGCGTGAGCGGTGGCGAGACCTAGCCCGATCGTCCTCACGCCCCCGACGCTCCACACCGGGCAGACGCGCATCTACCGCGACCCCGCACGCCACCGCGTCGTAGCCTGCGGGCGTCGCTGGGGCAAGACCCGCGTCGGCACCTACATCGCCACGCGCCGCTTCCTCGACGGCGGGCGCGTCTGGTGGATCGCTCCGACGTACCAGATGGCGCTCCTCGGCTGGCGCGAGATCCGATACTTCATCGCGCAGGTGCCGCGTGCCACGATCGCCGAGTCATCGCGCTCCGCCTCGTTCGGGCGCGGGCTCCTGACAGTCCGCTCGTCCGACGATCCGAACTCCCTGCGCGGGGAGGGACTCGACCTCGCCATCTTCGACGAGGCGGCATTCCACGACGAGAGCGCGTGGACGCACGCTATCCGCCCCGCTCTCGCCGACCGCAAAGGCCGGGCGCTCTTCCTGTCCACACCGAACGGGCGCAACTGGTTCCACACGCTCTACCAGAACGCCATCGCAGACGACACGGGCGAATGGAGCGCGCACACGGAGCCGACGGTGAACAATCCGTTCATCGCACCGGAGGAAATCGAGTCGGCGCGGAAGAGCCTTCCCGAGCGCGTGTACCAACAGGAGTTTCTTGCCGCCTTCATCGAAGACGGCGGCAGCGTCTTCCGTGGCATCCGCGAGTCAACGACAGCACGAGCGTTGCGAAGCGCGGAAGTGGGGCACCGATACACAGTCGGAGTTGACTGGGGCAAGCTCGACGACTTCACCGTCATCACCGTTCTCGATGACGCAACCGGCGAAGTCGTCCACGTCGATAGGTTCAACCAGATTGACTATACGATCCAGAAGGGGCGCGTCGTCGCGACCTGCGAGCGCTTCCGCCCCGGCACGGTCGTCGTCGAGCGCAACAGCATGGGCGAGCCGCTGATCGAAGACCTCATCCGAGCCGGGCTCCCGGTGCAACCGTTCCAGACGACGAACGCAAGCAAGCGGCTCATCATCGACGCGCTAACTCTCGCATTCGAGCGGCGCGAGATCCGCATTCCGAACGACGCCATTCTCATCGCGGAACTCGAAGCATTCTCCATCGAGCGTCTGCCCGGCGGCTCCCTGCGATTCAGCGCACAGCCGGGCGCGCACGATGACATGGTCATGTCACTCGCATTCGCGTGGCACGGGTCGCGCGGCGCAGCACCGGGGGCGCACGCCGGATTCCTGAAGATGATCCGGCGCGACCTTGAGAAAGAACAGGAGGTCGCCGCGTGAGTGGAAACGTAGTCTCGCCCATCACACAGGGACAGCTCTTCGCCGCGACCGGGATGGTCCCCGCTCCGACGCTCTACGGGTGGGACGGTAAGCCGCTCGGTCCCGCGCAACTCGTCTCGCCCATCGACTACGGCCCCGGCATCCCGCTCCCTCCTCGCATCCCGCTCCCGAATCAGGCACCGCGTGAGTCGCAGTACCCGATCGGCTGGAACCTCATCCCGACCCCGCGCACGGAGTCGGGCAAGCTCTACTCCTTCGCGCAGCTTCGCGCGTGGGCGGATACCTGTTCATACTTCAGGCTCGCGGTTGAATACCGCAAGATGCAAGTAAGAGCACGTTCATGGGAGGTCGTCCCCGTCGAGGATGCGAAGTCCCCCGCCGCCCGCCGCAAGTGGCAGGGCGAGATCGACCGCGTGAAGCTCTTCCTCGACCAGCCCAACAGGATCGACGGGCTGCGCCTCTCGACGTGGCTCGGGCAGGCGGTGGAGGAGTGCCTCGTCACCGATGCGCTCGTCTTCCACAAGCAACTCAATCGTGGCGGCGACCTCATGGCGCTCGTGCAGATCGACGGCGCGACGATCAAGCCGCTGATCGACCAGTGGGGCCACGTCGTCGGCTACCAGCAGATCCTCTACGGCTACCCGTCCACGCAATACAGGGCGCCCGAGGTCGAGCAGTACGGCGCGGGTGAGCTTGCTTATTGGATTTACAAGCCCCGCGTCAACTCGCTCTACGGCACGTCTCCGCTCGAAGAGATCCTCCCGACGATTCTGACGGCGATCAAGCGGACGCAGACGCAGCTCGCGTGGTACACGGAGGGAACCGTTCCCGACGCGTTCCTCGAAGCGCCCGAGTCGTGGGGGCCGGATCAGATCGCGCAATATCAGACGTGGCTCGACAACGAACTCAGCGACACGAACTCGCGGCGGAAGCTGCGGCTGATCCCCGGCGGTTCGACCTACACGCAGGCGAAGCCCTTCGCGTTCTCGAAGGAGGAGGAGGAGGCCATCGCCTCCGTCGTCCTCGCGCACATGGGCGTCCCCAAAATGATCCTCGTCTCCCAGGTCAACCGCGCGACGGCAGAGGTGCAGGCGGCGGACTCATCCGATACCGGGCTCGCCCCGCTCGTGCGGTGGATTGAGGAGAACCTGACGACGATCGTGCAGGAAGACCTCGGCGCTCCGGGGCTGCGCGTCCTCTGCGTGGACGGCCTACAGGGGCAGAGCGAGGCAGAGACGAAGCGTCAGGTCATGCTCGTCCAGAGCGGCGTCCTGACGACCGACGAGGCCCGTGCCGAACTCGGACGCGACCCGCTCACCGAAGAGGGCGACGACAGCGTGGGGATCGACCCGGCGCTGATCCAGCGTGCCTTCCTCGAAGCGGGCGTCATCACGCGGGACGAACTCCGCGCGACGATCGGGCTTCCCCCGGCGAAGGAGGGCGGCGATCAGTACATCACCATCGGAGCGTTCGGCATCACCGCGCCGGATGCGGTGGGCGAGGCCGCAGAAGCGCCGAAGCCCCCGCCTGCGCTCGCCCCGTTCGGAGGACAGAATGCAAAGCCTGATGCGGATGTGGCACCTGTGGCCGACGCCAGCGGAGAAGCCGCTACCGCCGATGATGAAGATGGCAGCGGAGACGATGTGGCCGACGAGCCCCCCGCTGCCAAAGCAGAACGAGCCGAGTGGCGCCGCTTCGCCTCCAAGCGTTTCGCAAAGCGTCGTCATACCGCCCCGTTCGAAACGACGGCGCTGGCGAAAGTAGACGCCGACCTCATCCGCAAGGCGCTCGCCGCTGCGCGCACGCAGGCCGACGTCCTCGCAGCATTCGAGAAGGCGAAAAAGCTCACCCCGAAGCTGAAGGCGAAAGCGCAGGCGCAGATCAAGTCGGCTGCGCGGAAGTGGTTCGAAGCTGAGTACAAGGTCGCCCGTGAGAAGGGCGCCGCTGCACTCGCAGGGAACGGCAATGCCTGACCCGTCCATCACCTTCATCGACGACGTAGCGGGCGCGCTCCAGACAATCTACGGCGCGGCCGCGAGCGACGCAGCGAAGACCGTGGAGGGGATCTCCTTCGACTACCTCGACGAGATGGCCGAGAAGTATGGCAAGGAGCGCGGCGGCGAACTCGTCGGGATGAAGAACATCGATGGCAAGTGGGTGCCGAACCCGAACGCTGAGTGGGTCGTTTCCGAGACGACACGCGAGCGGACGAACGAGCTTCTACAGCAGGCTATGGACGAGGGCTGGTCACCGCAGAAGTTCAGCGAGGCTCTTGAAGAATCCGGCCTGTACGGCGAGGCGCGGGCCGACATGATCGCCCGCACCGAGGTCGCTATCGCGCAAAACTACGGGCAGGTGGAGACGTATAGCGCGGCGGGCGTGACGGAGGTCTATGTCTTCGACGGCGACGAAGACACCGAATGTTCCGAAGCAAACGGCCAGACATGGTCCGTGGAAGATGCGCTCGACAAACCGACGGCTCACCCTAACTGCACCCGCAGCTTTTCACCAAAGGAGATTGATTGATGGCGAACGACGATTTCTTGCTTGGATCGGCGCTTGCGCCATCCGACGCCATGAACCCGCAATACCTCAAGATCGCGTCGCCGTTCCTCGGGTTGCGGAACGTCGGCACCTACGATGTCAGCACGCACGTCCCGTCGTCCGTCGCGGCGACGGCAGCGAACGGGACGATCATCGGATGCGGCGGCGTGTGGACCACCTACGGCACGGCGGGCGCGGCGGGGGTCAAGCTCCTCCTCTCCAACGCCTGCGCGACGGGAGAGTTCGCTACGGTGCGCTTCCGGGCGCGCGGCGCGAACACGACCGTATCGGGCAACGGCGGGAACAGCGTAGGGACGACGACGTGCATTGACGCGAGCGCCTCGGCGGTCTCGCCCGAATACGGCAATCTGAAGGCCGTCAACGCCTGCGCGCAGCCGAACGCAGCGGCGCAGACGGTCGATGCCACGAACATCGTGTGCGCGCTTTACGGACGCATCGACGCGACGGCAGGATCGGTCGGGCGGCGTTGGGTCTCGTGGCTCGATACGCACGCAACAACGAAGGCGGCGGCGAGCGACTTCATGGAGCGCATCTCGCACAACGGCACCATCGCAACGGGGGGCGTGTGGACCATTTACTCGGGCGGGCGGCTCCCGGCCCTGTTCAACTTCGAAGACGACATCGCGGGAGGGTTCCTCACGGACACGAGTGATTCACTCGTGACGCAAAGCGGCTCGCTCAAAGTCATCACGCCAGCCGGGATGAAATACATCCCGCTTTACGATCACCCATGAAGATCACTGTGGAAATCCTCGAAGCGAATCGCGCCGCTCTCGTCGTGGAACGAGACGCTCACCTCGCGGATGCAGAGCGCGCCACCGGGCAGGCGACCGCTGTGGAGGGCGCTATCAGGATCGTTGACCACCTACTCGACATCGCGCGCAAGCCGGGAGAGGAGACGTGATGGACCGCTTCGAAGACTTCGCAGAAGTTGATCCGGGGCAGGAAGTCGTCGTGCAAACGGCGGAGGGATACCGGGCGGGGGTCGTCCTCGCGCTCGATGCCGAAATGAGAACCATGACATTCACAAACGGGCAGACGGTTGTGTTCCCGTTTGAGGAGGATGAACAGTGAAGAGAGCTGCGATCATTCTGACGCTGCTGCTCCTGCTCCTTGCCGGGGCGGCGTATGCAGACAAGGTCGTTTGGGTCTGGACGGCGCAGGCGACGCCCGCGCAAACGACGCTCGACACGGTCGGATACCAGACCGCGCAGATCACGATTTACGCGGCGTCCGGTTCGCCCGACGGGACCGTGACAATCTACCTCGTGCCGCCCGGCGGCGGGGCGCTCGTCTCGCTTGCGACGTATGCAACGCCCTCGACGCCGAAGACGTTTCGCGGGCCTGTCGGCACGGCGCTCGCTATCGCACTCACGGCTAATACGACGGGGACCGTCGCCGTCAATGCGGTGCTGAAATGAAGCGGCTCCTGTCGGCTCTTCTGCTCTGCGCTTCGCCCGCCTTTGCGCAGGCGAACGGCTGGCAGGAGATTCAGAACGGATGGGGAGAGATCCAGACGGCAGCGGGTGCGGTATCTGCCTCATGCCTCGCAACGCAAGTGCCGTTCCTCGGGACTCCTGTCTCGCTCGGCTTGATCTGTGACGCCGGCCTCACCTACGACGCGGGGACGGACACGCTGACGGTGGGGGGCGCACTGTCAGCAGGGTCGGCTGTGGTCGCTCCGCTTCATTACGACACCCCGGGCACGATGGCACTGGCGCTTAACCAAGGGCTGATGCTCGGGAGCGCCCGTGGCATCAAGTGGTCACCGACGGTCAACTACTACGACACCCCCGACTCCGGCCTCCGCCGCGTCTCCGCTGGCCTCGTCGGCGTCACTTCCGGCGGCAGCAACCTCGGCAGCTTGCAGGCGGGGAACTACACGGCGGTGGCGCTGGCGACGCCCGCGATCACCTCGCCGCTGACGGTCAACGGCACGCCGGGGGCCACGACCTACGGGTACAAGGCGGTCGCCTTCCTCAACGACGGGACGAGCACGGCGGCTTCCGCAGAAGTCACCATCGCCACGGGGCACGCCACGCTGGACGGGACGAACAACATCACCGTCGCTTGGCCCGCCGTCGCGAATCAGGCGTACAGCAAGCTCTACCGGACTACCGGCGGGGCTGCGCCGCCGAAGCTCATCTACTCGGGGACGCTCCCGAGCTTTATCGACATCGGCGCGGCGGGGACGGCGGAGACGCCCGCGACGGCGAACACGACGGGGATTACGACCACCGGCCGCATGCTCATCGGGGACGGGACGGCGGCGACGCCGGGGTTCGGTTATGCGTCAGAGCCAACAATGGGGTTCTACCGCAACGGCGCGGGGTCCTCGGTTTGGACCGTAGGCACGAACATCGCGTTCGCCGTCAGCGTCGCCAATTTCCAGATAAACGACTCGCTCAGGCTCGGCGTAAACGCCGGCAAATCCACCTACATCACGACCCCGGCGTCCGCGACCTTCCAGTTCGGCGAGGCAGCCGGCGCAACGCCGGTC